AACTATTAAATAATGATTCTGGTGCTAAATACGACAACGTAAGCGAGTTTAGAAAGCAAGTTGTAGTAGACAATATCATTCCAGATTTAAACCTATTAACAGAAGCATTTGATACTGATATCTTACCAAATTTCAAAGGGTATGAAAATACGTGTTTAAAGTTTGAGTATTCAGAATTGCCGGAGATGCAACAAGATCTAACTGAAATGATAGGTTGGATTAAGCCAGCAGTAGAAACAGGTTTAATTAACAGAAATGAAGGGCGTAGGTTTATGAAGTTGCCGGTATCAGATAACGAGCAGATGAATGAGATCACGGTTAATACAGATATACTAACTTTAGAGCAAGCATTAGATGATTTTCCTAGTGTAGATGGTGGTTTATGATTAAACAGTATAGAAAGCAATGGTTAAAGTGGCATGGCTCTTATGAGAATAAAGCAAGGGTTATATTCCAGCGTACTTTTAAGCAAATAGCCAAAGATATACCATTTGAAAAGATGAGTGTAAACACTTATAAAGCCTACTTAGAAACCCATATATCACAAGAAAAGATATTGCAATCTTATGCAAAAGTATATGATGAAATAGGTACTGTTCACGGTAAAAGAGTAGGTAGGCAAATAAACAAGCAAATCAATAAGAAAAACTTTACAACTGATGGCTTTTTAAACGAGTTTCAGAAAACTTTAATGAGGTGGTTAATACTTAACGGTGGCCAAAGAATTACAAGCGTAAGGCGTAGTTATGCAGACTATTTAACTGCAATAGTAACCAAAGGAATAGAAGATGGTAAAACTATATCGGTTATATCTTCTGAAATGACTAAACTAATAAAAAATAGAAACTTTTACAGATGGCAAGCGTTAAGGATTGCACGCACCGAAACAACAGCGGCTTCCAATTACGCTGCTACTGTATCATCTTCTGTTAGTGGTGTTTATATGGATAAAGTTTGGATTAGTGCCTTAGATAATAGAACAAGAAGGCCACCAGATAGCCCATTCAATCATTACATAATGAATAGGGTTAAAGTTCCTTTAGATAAACCGTTTAGAGTAGGCGGTGAAAACTTAATGTTTGCAGGAGATCCAAAAGGGAGTGCTGGAAACGTTGTTAATTGCAGGTGTTCTATTGCACAAGTAGTGCGTAGAGATAGCAACGGTAATATAATGATGATAGATTAGTAACTAATCTTATCTGTAATCCGTTAAAAACATTACAATACAAATATTGTTTATTAATATCGCAATTCAAATAGCTTATGATTATCTTTGATACTAAATCAAAGGAATACAATGAACCCAACAACCTACAAAATAAACGACCAATACAAAGGGGATAGCTTTAGCGGTGTAACTTTTACACTAAAGGAAGGAGCAGAGAAAACACCAATAGATTTAACAGGTGCTTCAATACTATCACAGTTTAGAAAAAAAGAGGTTACAGGAGCAATTCAAGAGACTTTATCTATTGGGAGTGGTATAACTGTTGGAAATGCAACCGGTGGAGTGTTTAGTTTTGATGCATTTGTATTAGATTGGGACACAGGAACGTTTTTCTATGATATACAGATCACTTTCCCAAATGGAGACGTTAAAACGTATGTAAAAGGCACTTTAAACGTTATTCAAGACATAACTAATGTCTAATGAATCGATAACTATAATTGTAGAGAATACCGTTAATTCTACTGATATAAACGTCACAAGCGAAGATTTAAACATAAGTTTAGAGATAACAGAGGCTTCTAATGATGTTTCTGTTTTAGCTGTTGAAGAAGTTAATGATATTTCTATTGATGTAACTAATCAAGTTCAAGAAGTTACAATATTTGTTACAGAATCTAGACCAGAATCTAATTTCACTTTATCAGACGATTTGATCGTGGTTACAGCAGGGAAACAAAGCAATACATTCATAGATAATATATTTACGTTTACAGACACGCCAGCATACACAAACAACAGTAAAACTTTAATTTATACAGGTGCTTTATTAACCGGAGCTAGGCATTTATTTAATCACAGTTATCAGAGCTGGGTTGTAGACTATACATACAACTATGATTCGGGTAATTATAACGGTGTTACTAAAACAATAACAAAAATATAAAATGGCATTTAATCTACCATCAGCCGTCGCACTTCACACAATAACAGCCGGCCAAAATGTTGGAACTGTAGGAATTTTAGGTGGGAGCGGCCTGACTTTAAGCGCTAAAGACCAAGGTAATCTGCCCATAACATCGGATTCCTCAAGGATGAATTATAACGGGGCAAGTAGTGCTACTGGTCCTTCGGCTGGAGTTTTCTTTGGATTTAATAACCAAGTAACACTCGGAGATATAGACCTAACCTCAAATAAGACACTTTTTATTTGGAGCCTCCAATTTAACGCACCGAACAGAATCCAAGTTACGGATGTGGCTAATGGTGGCATTCGGTTTTTCTTAGGTTCTGGTTCAGAGCCAGAGAACAATTACAGGGAATGGTTTATCGGAGGTAATGATACTCCATTTGGTAGTGCTATTAATGGACCAGTCACAATATGTATAGACCTAGCAGACCTGTCATACGATAACGAAGTAGGCACTTTTGATCAAACTAATGTAACCGCATACGGATGCGGAGTTGTTCGATTTAACCTCGGCGGTAACGGTCAAGGAATTCTACTGTATCAACGATCGATCCTACTGAGTTCAAGCAATGTCGATACTGACACTTATGTAACCCCAAGTTTTACAGGCGCTTCGAGCTTTGATGATGCTATTGCACTCGTGCAAGGCTCAGACTACACAAACAAGATTGGCAACTGGGCAACAAAATCTGGTACGTCAATCTTCTTACCAGTGCCATTTAGCATAGGAGATGGGTCAAGCGCTGTTTCATTTAACGACAATGGTCAGACTATAATTAGCCCTGCCTCAAACGCAACTAATCAAGAGAACTTTAGGCTTACTAATGATGCAATGAGGGTGTACCTTGATACTCGAGACAATTCGCTAGACACAGTTATACTGTCGGGTTCGTATTCTTGGGGTACGGCGGCTGAGTGGAATTTTGACATTTCAAACGCTTCTACTTGTACCCTAAGTGGTGCTTTTAAGGGTATGGGAAATTTTACGCTAGGTAGCTCTGTTACTGCTTCTGGGACATTCTCTCTTGCATCGAATTACATCGTGGTATGTAATGGCGCAAATATTGACAACTGCACTATAAACGGTGATTTAAAGCTTAAGGGTAGTACAACGTCATCTTTAACAGATGTATCAGCTAACAATCTAGAGTTTGATACAGCAGGGACATATCAACTTACTAAATGCGACATCTCCTCAGTTACCAATACCTCGGGTGGTACTGTTATTATCGAAAACGTAGACTCTACTATTGGAACCAACCTAGACCCAACAATCATTATTAGAGGGATACGTACTATCTCAATTACTAATATTGTGGCTGGTTCACGGATGCAGATATTTAACACGACTACAGGTTTAGAGGTTAACAACGAAATAGTTGTAGGTACTGACTACATTGCGACTTATGCAGACGGTACAGGCTTCTCACTAAATGATGTGATTCGAGTAAGGTTGATGTATACCAACGCGACAACAAGCTATGACGAGTTTGAGACGACTGCAATTGCTTCATCAACTGGATGGTCAGTTTTAGCCACTCAAATTGTTGACACAATATACACAAATATAGGTTTGGATGGTACTGGTGTTACAAAGTTTTCTGCTGACTACGCTGGTAATGATGTAAATCTTAACATAAACCAAAACTTTGAAATAGGAGAGTTTTATGCTTGGTGGAAATACAATCTCTTTTTATCACAGGGTATTAGTGATTTCTATGGAGTGCTCACCGCACTGGACGATGCTAATTTTAGAATAAATAACACTATCCTAGACTTTTATTTAGATAGCATAGCAAATGCCTCAGTTCGACAGCTAGACAACAGACGTATCTATCGTGCAGACCTAGCATATCCAGTAAGACAGCCAACTACTAATGGCTTTGGACTAGATGTCGTATGGAGGAACATTATTTTTGTGGTCCCAGTTGAGAAACAAGTATCTGCTCTAACTTCAGCACAAAGCACACAATTAGGCAATATTACAGATGTTTTAGCAGATACAAACGAATTACAAACTAATCAAGGAAACTTTGCAACTGCCACAGGCTTTAGCACGTTTGACAGCGCAACAGATGAAGTTAAAACTGACGAAGCATCAAGGCAAGCATCAAAAGCAGATGTAGACCAAGCCTTAGTAGATTACAATGTAGATACAAAAACCAATGTTAAACCAAGTATTCCGGTATAAATAATAAACAAACTAAATACGATAATACATTAAATAAATAAATATGAAAGATCCAACATTCCTCGTCAACTTCAATGAAATACTTGCGGAGTACAACAAAATGCTTAACAAAAATTTTCAATTTCACAAATACAATGGTGAAGGCCACCCCGATTTTGTGTGCCATTTGGTCCAGGCTGCTGATAAAGGCGGCTTGTGGATAATGAGGGGCGTTAACGAAAGCGATTCCATAGAGGATAACGTGTTCGTCAAAGAGCCTCATCCCGGCCGCTTGCTACATTCAATAAACAAAATGCCCTCCCGTGATGTTGAAGTATTTTTTACCGGTAACTATGAAGGCGTATCCAATTCTATGTATGTAGCGCTATGCGATGAATACTTTCGTCTAGAGGACATCAAAAATTCTAACCCAGGCTCACCAGATTAACACGAACCACTTATTGTAATAGATGTTATTTATGCAAATTTATATTAACATTGATATTTCTAATAGTTATATTTGATAAATTATGAGTAAACAAATGAATTTTAAACAAATAAGCTTTGATCTAAAAGATTTAGACGAAGAAAAAGGAGTTATTAAGGCATACGCAAACGCCTATAATAACGAAGATTCCGACAAAGACATTTCTGCTTACGGTTCTTTCACTAAGACAGTAAAAGAGAACTATAAGCGTATTAGGGTATTAAAAGACCATAATCCAAAAGATATGATTGGAGTTCCTTTAAATATCGACACAGAAGATACTTATGGACTGCTTACCACCACTCAATTCAATATGAAAAAAGAGATGGGTAGGGATATGTTTACAGACGTTAAATTAATGCATGAAAACGGCTTAAATGCTGAATTGTCTATTGGTTATAACGTACTGCAAAGAGATAAAAGCAATAAATCTATTATTACAGAATACAAATTAATGGAATATTCTTTTCTATCTAGTTGGGCGGCGAATGAATTAAGCACCGTGCAAGATATTAAGAGCATTAAGAGTACTTACGGAATACTAGAATTAATTGAGAAGTCATATGATTTAGACTACTCAGATACAAGATTAAAACAAATTGAAGCATTACTAAAATCACTTACCAACGAGCCGATAAAAGATATCACTCCAAACGTTGAGCCGATAAATGCAAAGTTAATAAGTGAATTTTTAAAAACAATTTAGTACAATGGAATTAAAAGAACAATTAGAAGCGCTAACTCTAAAATTAGAGGGCAAATCTCAAACAGAAGTAAAGAACGCAGTAGAAGCGTTTGAAGTAAAGCACAGCGAAGCATTATCGTTAGAAACTAAAGCAATAAGAGATGAGTTTGCGTTAGAATTGAAAAAAGTACAAGACCACGCGGATAAGTTAGACGTAAAATTACAGGCAAAAATGAAAAATGAAGTAAAGAATGTAGACAATATAAAGTCTGCAATAATGGAAAGTGGTAGTGAAATCAAAGGATTGAGCAACCAAAAAGTACAGGTTAAAGCAGTAGGAGATATGGGAACGGCAAACCTTACAGGAGACGAGCCAAGATCATACAATTATGATATTGTTGCTTTTCCATCACAAAAAGTAAATGTATCTGATTTAGTTGGGTCTGTGAATATTGATGGAGGTACTTATACCTACACTAAGGAAACAGGAGCAGAAGGTTCTATCGGAGTGCAAACAGAAGGTAATACTAAGAATGAAAAAGATTATGACTTTGCTACTGTAGACGTTGCAACTGACTTTATCGCTGGTTTTGCTCGTTATTCTAAGAAAATGAGAAATAACCTTTCTTATATCGCTTCTGCTATTCCAGATTTATTAAGAAGGGATTATTTTAAGGCAGAAAACGCTGCTTTTGATCTTGTTTTAGCTACTGATGCAACTGCTTCAACTGAGGTAATTACAGATAGCTCTAAAGTGGGTATGTTAGTGAACGAAATTTCTAAGTTAGAAGATACGGATTACGAAGTAACTGGAATAGTTGTAAGACCATCTGATTACTACAGTATCTTAAAAACTCCTAAAGATGATTTAGCTGCTATTGTATCTTATGAAGGTGCAGTATTAAGAGTGAACGGTATTCAGTTACTTAAAGCGACTTGGGTATCTGCTAATAAGTACTATGTTGGTGATTGGTCAAGAGTTAATAAGATTAACACAGAAGGACTTTCTTTAGAGTTTTCTGATGTTGAAGGAACTAACTTTGTGAAGAACAATATTACAGCAAGAATTGAAAGTCAAACGGCTTTAGCTGTAGAGCAGCCTTTAGCGTTGATTTATGGAGATTTTACTGCTATTTAGTAGTATAATAGTAAAGTAGTAGAAAACCCTATCATAATTTGATAGGGTTTTTTTTATGCTTGTTTTTTATTATTTGTATATTTGGAATATAAATCGTATTACGCACACGCACGAAAAAAAAAGTAAAATGGAACAACTAAGCATAGCATTAATACCTTCGGGTTATAAAGAAAACAAAGTTTATAGCGTACTTCCAGAAGATGGAAGTGGAGATTTAGATTTGGCAAGAACAACAACTGCAACAAGAATAAACTCAGAAGGTTTAATTGAAGATGTTGGAATAGGAGTGCCAAGATTAGACTATACAGATGGCACTTGCCCTAGTCTTTTATTAGAACCATCAAGTACTAATTTAATAACTTATAGCGAGGATTTTAGTGATAGTTATTGGTCAAGAACTGCAGACACATCTGTTTCTTTAAGCAATGTTTTAGCACCAAACGGTATCGATTTTGCTTATAAGGTTAGCGCTAGTGCCGCTAGTGCTGCACTGTACAGAGTTTCTTACAACCCCACGGATAGATTAACAGACGCTAGGAGTATTTACGCAAGAACGGTAAGCGGAACAGGACAGGTTCGTTTATGCTCTTTTAATCAAAACACAAATAATTTATTCACACTTACAGAGGAATGGCAGAGGTTTGAGGTAAATAGCGTTATAAGCACAGCTGCAAATAATTTTTACGCAGTAGATTTTAGAAATGGAGGAACTTTAACAGAGGTATTAATTTGGGGTGCACAAGCAGAAGAACAATCTTACGCCACATCATACATCCCAACAACAACAGGAACTGTTCAAACAAGAACCGCTGAAACGGCTTCTAAAACAGGAATTAGTAGTTTGATAAATAGTTCAGAAGGAGGTTTTTATACTAATATAAAAATGCCATTATCAATAGTTCAAAATCATTGGTTAACAATTTCAGATGGTACAAATCAAAATTCTATTGGTATTGTTTTTGAAAGTAATGGGAAAACAACTACAAGAGTCGATGTTGGTGGAGCTATTCAATTTAATGAAACACATATAAGCGATTATTCTATTTATCAAAAAGTTGCAATTTCTTGGAAGTTGAATGAATTTAAAATGTTTGTAAATGGTGTACAAATTGGAGCTACGGATACAAGCGGTTTAGTTCCAAGTGTTGGTTCATTATCACAGTTTCAATTTGCTTACAGTACAAACGCTTCAAATTTTACATTTAGTGAATGTAAGG